TTGTGACGGACGCTGAGTTCCAGGAGATAAGCAGCAGAGGGTTGTGGAAGGATACTTGCAAGCGGTATGGATACCGGGTGGGCAAGAGAAAGGGAGAGTGGGTTCACGTTGCGGATTATCGTGACTTGGAGGGAAAGCTGGAGGCACAGAAACTTCGCTACGAGAACAAGAAGTTTGAAGCGATAGGCACTCCCCGGTCGTTCTTTGGGATGCACCTCTTTCCAATGGGAGGAAAGAAACTTGTAGTGACCGAGGGAGAGATTGATGCGTTGTCGGTGAGCCAAGCCCAGGACAACAAGTGGGCAGTAGTGAGTCTGCCCAACGGAGCACAAAGCGCACAGTCTACATTCAAGCGTCACCTCAACTGGTTGAACAAGTGGGACGAGGTGATCCTGATGTTTGATGAGGACGAGCAAGGACGAAAAGCGACCGGGCAAGTAGCTAACATCCTTCCGGTGGGCCGAGCAAAGGTCGCACGCCTCCCCCACAAAGATCCCAACGAGTGCCTGTTGAACAACGCAACAAGCGCAATCATCACCGCAATCTTTCAAGCAAACATCTGGCGACCGGATGACATTCTTGATGGTCGAGACGTTCTTGATCGACTGTTGAACCCCAAGGCAAATCAAAGCGTGAGTTACCCGTTCGTTGGTCTTAATGAGATGACGAGAGGGTTACGCAAGCGTGAGATTGTTACGTTCTGTGCAGGAAGTGGCGTGGGCAAATCGCAGGTGTGTCGCGTAATAGCGCACCACCTCCTCACGAACGTAGGTTCAACAGTCGGTTATCTTGCCCTGGAGGAAAGCGTCGAGCGGACGGCACAGGGGATCGTTGGGCTTGAGATAAAGAAACCACTTCATCTGGAACCGTTTGATGACGAGGAGGAATTTCGCACGGCATTCGATGCTACGGTGGGGAGCGGACGTTGTTATCTTTACGACCACTTTGGTTCTATGGACAGCGACAACCTGCTGACACACATCCGTTACATGGCTCAAGCATTGGATGTTGAGTGGGTCATTCTCGATCACCTCTCGATCCTGGTAAGTGGCATCGACAGCAGTGGGGGAGACGAACGGAGAATGATCGACAACATGATGACCAAGCTACGATCTCTTGCGGAGGAGTGTGAGATTGGGTTGATCGTTGTCAGTCATCTTAAACGACCCGAGGGACGAGGATTTGAGGAAGGAGTGGCGACGAGTCTGTCAGCGTTGCGTGGGTCCACGGCAATCGCAGGACTCAGCGACATGGTGGTTGGAGTTGAGCGTAACCTTCAAGACCCGGAACGGATGCACATCACCACATTGCGCGTTCTCAAGAACAGATTCAGCGGGGAAACCGGAGTTGCCTGTCACCTCAAGTTTGAAAAGGCAACAGGAGTGATGAGTGAGTTCCAGTTCGACGAGGACGACGACTCATTTGAACCGTTTGCACCCGAGGAACAAACCAACAACAACGACCAAACGAGCAATGATTAAAGGAAAGGGCATCTCTCTCAGCCCAAAGCAAATAGAGGGCGTAAAGGAAATGGTGGATCTCACGGGTTACACCTTGGACGAGATCTGCGGAAAGAGTCGAGTGCGCCGAGTTGCGTTTGCACGGCACGCAGTCATGGCGTTTCTTCGCACCGAGTTCAAATTGTCATTAAAGAAGGTGGGTGGTTTGTTCAACGTAAACCACTCCCTTGTTCTCTACTCGATTGAGAAGGTGAACGACTACCTGGACAACCCGGATGATTACGCTCCGAGGCTTGTTAAGACTTTGAAGGAGATGCGCAAGGCAGCAAGGAGGGCTAACAGATGAAGATTCTGTGGTTCGACATCGAGACGACCGCTATCGACCATTGGCCCACTTTGGAGGGGTTGACTGAAGTTCACTGTCTTTGTGTGTATGACGGGACTTTTATGCGTTCGTTCAACAGCTTGAATGGGGACATCAACGAGGGCATATCCTATCTTAACACCGCAGACTATGCAGTCGGTCACAATGCCATAGGGTTCGATGCCCCTGCACTGGCAAAGATGTATCGTCCGTTGGAGTGTGTTGTTCTCGACACAATGGTCATGGCACGGGTGTTGTTTCCTGACCTGAAGAATGAGGACTACAAGAACCCGGAGTTCCCCCGGCAACTTGTCGGATCACACTCTCTCAAGGCGTGGGGAAAAAGGATAGGTGAGGAAAAGGACTCGCACGGGGAGACTGAGGATTGGAGTCAATACAGTGCGGAAATGGAAGAGTATTGCGCCCAGGATGTTATGGTGACGCACAAGCTCTTTCTTCACCTGACAGCACAGAACGGGAGTCAGCAGATGATGTGGTTGGAGCACAACTTTGCTCGCATCATTCGCAAGCAGGAGGCTAACGGTTGGCCCTTTGATTCAAGAAAAGCAAACGAGTTGACTGAGAGACTCATGGTTCGCAGGGCAGAACTAAAAGACGATCTCCAGGAGATGTTCCCGGCAACCGTGGAGACAATGAAGCAAGCGTCAGGGTGGACGGTGACTGAGGGTGGAGTCGAGTATTCAGCGAGAACAAAAGGGGAACTCAAGACTGTGCTAAAGGACGCAGGGTTGAAGCAGGTAATTGTGAACCGTGCGGTGCGATCAGGGAACAAGACAAAGACGATCCCCTTCAACCCCAACTCCCGTGACCAGATCTGTGAGCGGCTTTTACAAATGGGGTGGGAACCGAGTGCTTACGATGGAAAACGACCAAAGATTGACGAGGGAGTTCTCAAGGGAATAGGCACACCGGAGGCACTCATGCTGCTTGAATACCTGTTGTTGACGAAGCGTCTTGGACAGATAGCGGAGGGCAAGAATGCTTGGCTGAAACTTGTCACACCGGAGGGAAGAATCCACGGGGAGTTGAACACGAACGGAGCAGTCAGCGGACGTTGCACGCACCGCAATCCCAACGTCTCCCAGGTTCCTGCTAACCGAGCACCGTATGGTGAGGAGTGTCGGTCTTGTTTTATTGCCCCGAAAGGAAAGGTGCTTGTCGGAGCAGATGCCTCCGGGTTGGAGTTACGGTGTCTTGCTCACTATCTGCACAGGCTTGATGACGGTGCATACGCACGCGAGATTCTTGAAGGTGACATCCATTCCACTAACCAGAACGCAGCAGGGTTGGAGACAAGGGACCAAGCAAAGACTTTTATATACGCCCTTCTTTATGGCGCGGGAGACACCAAGATTGGCGAGATCGTTGGCAAGGGGCGCAAGGAGGGCAAAGCGTTAAAGGCCCGGTTCTTTCAAAAGATGCCAGCAGTCCAGACACTGCTCAACGACATCGAGACGACCCTGGAGAAAAAGCCCTACCTGACGGGACTCGACGGGCGAAAGCTCCCGTGTCGCTCCGCACATTCTGCTCTCAATCTTCTTCTTCAGTCAGCGGGAGCAGTCCTTATGAAGCAAGCACTTGTGACATTCTGTGAGGACGCACTGCTTCCGTTTGAACTACACGGCAACATCCACGATGAGGTTCAGTTCAGTTGTGACCCGGAGAACGCTGAGTCGTTAGGGAGGTGCTTTGTTGATTCGCTTGCGAAAGCGGGGCGCACGTTAGGATTCAGGATGCCTGTTGATGGCGAGTATAAGGTTGGATTAAACTGGAAGGAGACACACTAATGCGAGCACTGATAGACGCTGATATGTTTTTGTATCGGGCTGCATTTGCTGCGGAGTGCGAGGTGAGGTGGGATGACGATGTGTTTACCCTTCACTCAACTTTTCCTGAGTTAAAGGATGCGTTCATTGATCTTGTCGATTCGATAAAGGATGAACTGAATCCAGGGTCAATTGAACTGTGCTTCAGTTCGCGGGAAACCTTTCGCCACACGATGTATCCGCTTTACAAGGCGAACAGGGTTAACAAGAGATCTCCGCTAGGGATCAACGACCTGAGAGAGTGGGCAATGGAAACGTGGTTGAGTCACCTTTGGCCTGACCTGGAAGCAGATGACATCCTTGGCATTCTCGCTACGGAAGACCCTGAGAACACTTGCATCGTTTCCGGGGATAAGGACATGGGGACGCTTCCTGTGTCTTGGTTCAACTTTATGACCGGGGAGTCACGGGCAATCACTGTGGAGCAAGCTCAGTTCTTTCACGCTACCCAGATACTCAGTGGAGATCCGACTGACGGTTACAGTGGGTTAAAGGGATACGGACCAAAGACTTCTCAGAAGATGCTGGCGAAGCACGGGGTGTCCTGGAGTGTCATCGTGGATCTTTATGAGAAGCAAGGGATGACCGAGGATGACGCACTGATGACTGCGCGACTCGCTTACATTCTTCAGAACGACGACTACAACCGGGAGACAGGCAGAGTAAAGATGTGGACTCCTGACCTTCTTGTCGAACAACCACCAGAATAATGAAAGCAGAAGAACTGTTGGAGTTGCACGCAAAGACCTGCGAAAAGGCCAGGAAAATAATGATCCAAAAGAACTCCGACTACACCGGAGGAAGTGGAGCAACGGACGGACTAGCCAATTTCAAAGCGTCCCGCATTTTCAAGATGCACCCGGTATCGGGGTTGTTATTGAGAATCCAGGATAAACTCATGCGGATTCACTCGTTCATTGGAGACGGGGAACTTCGTGTCACGGGGGAGACGGTGGAGGACGCTTGTGATGATCTTCTCAACTACGCAATTCTGTGCAAAGCGTTGCTGATTGAGGAACAACAACAAAAAACTGACCAACAACAATGAGTGGATACGAAGGACAGGGGCCAGAATTCCCTGAGATTCAGCAGAAAATGATCGATGCCCTGGAAAAGGCAGCACCCCCAAGGGATTTCACTCCGTTGGATTCCCCACGGGAGATTGATTTTTATTCTGGAAAAAGGGCATTGATTAACTTATTGAAAATAGTTAAAGAGGAGCAAGACGAAAACCTCCTTCGATAGTTATGTGCCTAGCTCGACCTAAAATGCCAGATCCGCCGCCGCCCTCTCTTGCACCCACGGCACCTACTAAGACTGCGGAAGAGATTTCCCTCCCGTCAGACAGGCGT